CCGGCGTCATATATCTTTAGTCCCGCGTTATATATGCTTAGTCCGTCAGAGCCCATTACCACCTTGGAGGTTTCCCCGTCCTTAATCGTGGCGGACATTATCTGCGCGCCGGAGATAGTGCCGCCGGTGATGGTGGAGCTCGTAAGCGTGATGGCGTTGAATGTCGTGCCGGAGATAGTGCCGCCGGTGATGGTGGCGCCGCTTATTGTAGCCGCCGTTATGCTGGAGCCTGAGGTAAGATTGCCCTTCATGTTTATGGCGCCTTGGCTTGTTACCTCGAAAACCTGCGTCGTGCCCTTATATATCCGGAAGCCGCCTTCGTATATGGATATCCCGTTCTTGTCAAGCACCGCTCTTGTGGTTGACCCGTCCTTGATTGTCAGTGTAAATCCCGCCGCCGTCTGGGTGGCGCTCGATTTCATCACCGCGTCTGACACTGTTGTGCTGATGCTGTTGACGGTTTGCGTCAGCGTCGATATATTCCCCTCGGCGGTGGTTATCCTGCTCGTCAGGCTGTTGGCGGTCTGCGTCAGCGTCGAGATATTCCCTTCGGCGGTGGTCACCCGGGATGACAGGCTGTTAGCGGTCTGCGTCAGCGTGGAGATCTGCCCCGTGTGAGTAGACACAGTGGTGCTAATGCCGTTTACCGTCTGCGTTATTGTCGATATATTCCCCTCGGCGGTGGTTAGCCTTGTTGACAGTCCCTCGGCCGTGGCGGTTAGCGTGGCAATGTTCCCGCTGTTTGTCTGTATCCTTGCCGACAGTCCCGTATCCGCCGCCTGCAGGAGCACTATATCGCCTGTGTCCTCGTCGTAGAGCATGGCGGTCAGCGTGTCGACGCCTTCCGCGGCGCTCCCGGCCGTGTTTTCTATATCTTCAATTGTCAGGTTGTACCTTGTCGACATGTTGCTTGCGTCAAGGTTTGACAAGTTAAATTCAATTTCACGCCTTAGCGATATATAAGCGTCATAGAGGAGCGATATTCTCTCCTCGTTCGTCCTCGCTCCGGCCAAGTCCGGGTAAAGGGATGTAATCATTTTTTATTTCCCTCATAGTTGATTATGTTGCGCCAAGCTTCATCTTCCGTTATCTCCGTCTTCCTGACGTCCTTATAAGGGTCCGCTTCTTTCTTAAGCTTTGGAGGCATAGGCCTCTCCGCCGTTTTCTTCGCCGTCTTAAGCCCATCTTCGTATCCTTTTTTGTAGGCTATAGCCCCGGCGATTACGGCTATAGCGAGTCCGATAATAAAAATCGCTGTCTGCATCATCATAAGTCCCTCCCGTATAGCACCGTCCGATTCAGCTCGTGTATAATCGCCTTTCCCTTGCCTTCGAGGCGCATTTTAAAAAAGGTGCATTTTGGGATATGTATCCTCTTTGAATATACCGTCCTGTCCGAGTAATCCCGTTCTATTGTCAGGTGCTCAATAAATTCCCCGCCGTCTACGGAGATAAGGATCTTCAAAGTGCTGTTTTCGTTTAGTTCCGCTCTTATGTCAAGCTTGTTTACGGTCTTGAGACTCATAAATCCGCCTTCGATATCCCGAGCCGCGTAGATGTCAGGCGTCTCAACATGCCAGTCCTCGAACACGCTCCCGCTTTCGGAATATCTTCTCAGTTGTCCGGACGCCATCAGCACGCAGAGTTCCCCTTCATGATATGCCATGGCGGCGACATCGCCCTCCAGGAGCACGCTCCAAAGGTTGGTGTACATGTCGTATACATACACCTTTCCGCCGACGTGGGCGTAATAGTTCCTCTTGTCCACGCAGGCGCAGCCTTCCTCGCCGCCCAAGGGGAACGGCGATATAGCGGCGCTTACAAGGGCGGGAGTAGAGCCCGCGTATCTCATAATACCCTCGTGCGCGATGTAGTAGAGAGAAGAATATATCGCCCCCGCTCCGTATGATGATATGCAGCCGGTATTTACAGGCTCCACCAGCTGAAATTTCGAGGGCGTTGTGCCGTACATTTCGTGCATGGCGTTGGCCTTAAAAAATATCACGTGTCCCAAGTGCGGATAACAGCACACGAAATCACCCGCGGAGGCTACGTCTACCGCATAGGCGCCCCCTTCGTCCGGGTTCCCGTATTCGTCCACAAACGTAGTCCAGTCCGACACGTCGCCCAGCGCGCAGGCGTATATCGATGAACCTTTAGCGCCCCATACGCGGTTATCGTGCACACAGGCGCAGTCTATGTCCGGGCAGCTGCCAGCCGCCGGATAAACGCTTCCGTTTCCTATATTGCCGGATCCGCCGGAAGCGGTAATATACTTTTTGTCCGGGAACACGCATATTTTTCCGTGAAATTCTATGATTGATTTTCTCCCCGCCGACAGGCCAGAGAGTTTTTCGACGCCGTCAAGATACAGTTTCCCTCCCGCCACAAGCACAAGCCCCGCGGAGGACGAGTAAATAGCCTGAGGAGAAGAGAAGACAGTCCCGTCAGCTGTATAGCCGTCAGCAATAAGCAGCTTCGGCGCGAACGTCGTTGTCACGCCCACGCAAGAGGAATATTCCCCCTCCCCCGCGCTGGGCAGGAGATTGAGCCCTCTCCATGTGGTTGTTATAATCTTCTGCTTGGATGACGACATAAACCTTGTGAGCTTCATCTTCTCTTCTCCCCGTCTTATATGCTCCTGTAGACCGTACCTCTGCCTTGTTTCTGCCTCGCGAGGTGCGTCTTATATTCCCCGACAGCGTCGTTATACGCCATCATATAGTTGGCGTACGCTTCGTAATCCGCCGTGGCTCGCTCGTACATGGCAAGCATGTAGTTTACAACCACTCTCTCCGTCAGAGCCTCGCGAGATTTCCGCGCTTCTGTGACAAGCTCCTCCGGATAGCGCGCTTCCAGGTCGGTGATGATCTCTGTCACCTCCGTGTACCAGCGCCCAAAAAGCGTATGCTCGCTTATCCCCGGCCGGAGCACGTTAAGCGCCGCAGCCGCTCCGCTCTGGTCCAGCATCAATTAAGCCTCCTCGTCAACCGTTACGGACAGCTTGAGGATCTCCTTCGGGTATATGATCTTGCCGCCGTACACGTGCAGACCCTTGACAGCGTCGCCGAAACGGAGTTCCGGGCGATATGCTTCCGTGTCATTGATCTGCTCCGCGAAGGATATGGCGCGCTTCGTGCGGGCATAGCAGGTGTAGATCTCCGTTGTCGCGAGCACGGGAGGTACATAGTCCTCGTCTTCCGGCTCACCAACGGCCGGAGTGAGCACGTCGCCGATTTCTACTCTCGGAAGGTTGTTTGTCACATAGATCTCGAATCCCATGAATTTCCCGAGATACCCCTGGCTGAGAGCCTTGGAGTTGTCTGTATCGGTCAGCACCTTCGCGAGTATCAGCTTCTCTTCGACTTCGGGAGGGATCTCCAGATACATAGGCGTCGAGTTCTTGACGTTGTTGGCGAGCATGCGTCTGCGCAGACCTGATACCATTGCCGTAACCGTGGCGCTTGTCACGGCTTCGGCGGGGACCGTCACCATGTCGGTATGTGTCAGGCCGTAGATATACTGGTCCGCGGCGTCCGCGAGAGCGTCAGCGGCGTTCTTCATGGCCTCCTGCATCAGCTTGACGTTGGCCTGCGCCTTGTCAACATCGTCTATGACGAAGTTAAAGTACTTCATCGCGTTGATGACGAGTGTGCGCGTGGTGTCGTCAAGGGTCTCAGGGGCTTCTATGTCGGTGTTCCTTGTGTAGTCATACACCGATACTTGTCCCATGCCGGTGATTTTCACCGTGTCGCCGTAGGCTTTTATGTCGCCTTCGTAGTCGCGGTTGCAGAGCTTGACCGCGACATAGTTCTTTTCGAGCTCCCTGAAAAGGGTCTCGCTCCATATGGTAGGTATAAAATTAGTCAGTGCCATTTTACTTTCCTCGTTTCAATGATTTTATGATTTTATCGTAGTTTTTCCTGACTTCTTCGCTCGTCATGTTCTTCATCTCGTCAAGATCATAATAATCTTTTTCGGGCGCAGTGGACGATTTCGGCGAGGGTGACGCGGCTTTCCTGGTCTCTTCGTTTTTGGCTGCCGCAGCCGCCTCTGTTTTTGCTTTGCGGTGCATATGCCTCAGATAGCTGTCCGTCAGGCTCTTGCCTTTTCTCACTTCGTCCCATACCTCCGCCGGTATGTCCTCCGGAGGCACGTCGCCGAACATGTCGCGAAATTCCGCGAAGTCCTGTCTTCTCGCGTCAGCTTCCGCCGCTCGGCGTCTCTCAAGCTCCAGCTGAGCCTTAGCCCGCCTGCCTTCGACGATATCACGCGCGGCCTTCTCGTCGTAGCCCTTGTTCAGCAGCTTATCGACGTCTTCCCGCATCCCGGCTTCCTGTGTGCGGCGTATAAGCTCCCGCACATCAATGCCCTGGGCTGCCGCCGCCTGACGCATGGCGGCGAGTTCCGGGTTTTGTTGGAATTCCTGGAGCCGTTGGTTAACCTTGTCATAATTCATGCCTTTTTGCGCCAGAGTTCGGAGCTCATCGGTTGTAAGCTCCATGTCTTGGCCGTTGTAACGTATCTTATGCTTTGGTTCCGGATCCGGCGTCCCTCCCGCTTCGGGAGATCCTGTCTGTTGTGTGCCTGTGTCCTGGGTCGTGGTGTCTATGCCCGTATCCGTCCCTGTGGTGGGAGACGTCACTGCGGCCTCAGACGCGTTTTCGGTTGACGGTGTGGTTGCCGTCATCATGGTCTCGTCCATAGTCTTTTACTCCTCAAATTTTATAAATTTGTCACACGCTAAAAGTTCAGCCGCCGATACGCTCCCGCTTTCCGGGTATTTAGCCGTTATCGGCTTGATTTCCTCCCCGTCGAACGCGGGGAGCGCGAGAAGCTCCGCCATATCCGCGCGGAATTTCTCAAGGTTTTTTTCTTTAACGGTCAAAGTGCCGTCCTCGTTTTTCTCTCCGTGTTTTTCAAAAAGTCCCAATCTCAGCTGCTCAAAAGTCTCAAGCTCCGCGTCCAGCCGCTTTATAAGGCGGCTTACGGCGTATGCGGTGCGCACGTCAAACGGCAGCGCGGCGATCTTAACCATAGGCTCTTTTGCTTGCGCGACTTGTCCAAGCGTTATCATGTATATCCTCCTTTAAAAAATAATCAGTATTCGATAAAATTCTTCCCGGGAATAGCCCCCCGCTTCGGTTTCGGTTTTTCAAATTCGAAGTTATATTTATGTCTGTCCGCTTCCGGCGTCCGCGTCGGCCGTGACATAATGCCGTAACGCATAGCCTCCGGCGCGTGCGTGATCTCGTGGGGTTCCGAGGATACGTCTTCTATATCCCGTTGGTCGTGCTGCAGCTTCGGAAGATCGGACGCCAGGTGAAGACAGCTCGAAAAAATCCTTACTCCCGGCGCCAGCACGTCCTCGCCGTTCTCGTCCGTTTCCCCGGTCTTTCTCAGCGCCAGATACTCGGCGATTGCCCGCCAGCCGGGGATCCTGGAAGCGTCAGCTTTTATGAGGCCTGTCAGTCCCGCTTTGCTCATCAGCTCCACGCCGCTAAGTCCCCTGTCCTGCCGTCTGTTCCACAAATCGGGAGACGCCACGGTGTACCTGATTTTTTCTTCCGGAGGCGTCAGCTCGATAATCCGCCGCGCCGCGTCACCCAGTATAAGGTTAGGTTCCCACATTTCACGGTAGATATAGCATGTCCCCCGGGTGTCCACCGCCCACCACAGGCAGCAGCAGCAGTCAAGCCCGTAGTCCATGCTTCGGAACCTGATCCACTCTGGCGGCAGCGCCCTGGGCGCTATTACGTGCTCGTTCCGGTCAAAATTCCTGAAGTACTGCCCCGCGAACACGTCCCAATCGCCATACAGATGCGCTCTTTTAAGGTCTTCCGGGAGGTTTTCAAGCTCCTCCACATACGTGGGGTTGTTCTTCATTATGGCGGGATTGTCATACACGTTCGCCGGGATAAAAACATAGTTTTCCGCTTTCTCTTTGCCCTGATATAATCGGTCAATAAAAAGCCGTTTGAACCATTCGTGCCCTACGTTCCCGGGGTTGGCGGTGTAATACATTCTCGGCGTGAAATCCGATCTGGTCGTGCGGTTGCACGTCGTCATGAACGCCCGCTGCGAATCCGTAAAATGCGTCGCTTCCTCAAGGCCTATCACGTCAAACTCCTGCCCCTGGTACTGATACACGTCGCTCTCCGCGGCGCAGTACCCGAGCTTTATAACGCTGCCGTTTGGGAACATAAAAACCTTGTTTGTATCGTTATATCCGGCGTATCCTGTCAGGTCTGATAGCAGAAAATTTATGTGGTTTCCCTGGAGCTCAGGAAATGTCCGGCGCATGAGGAGTATCTTAAGCCCGGGGTATCTTATCGCAAGCATTACGAATTTGCGCCTCATAGCCCATGATTTTCCGCCGCCTCTGGCGCCTCCATACGCTATGTGGCGCGCTTCGGCTTCGAAAAACCTTTTTTGCGGCTCTGAGTTGGGGCCTGTCGTGCGCAGGAGCTCCACTATGTGCGGGTATGGCGTCATCTGCTCCATGTCTCAAGATCTCCCTCAAAGTCGATCTTGACCACGTTCGACGTCTCTCCGGTGATGTCTTTTTTCTCGCGCCAGCCGTAGTTGTTCTGGAGGTTAAATATTATCCCCGCGAGGTTCTTCTTCCGCTCGTTTAGCTGCTCCGTCAGATATGCTTCTATTCGCAGTTTCGCCTGGTCGCAAACGTCCTTATATCCGTCCTCGGCGCAGTACTTTGCCCATGTTTTTCGGGAGATATTAAGATCCAGGCACAGCCCCGACACGCTCGGAGGGACTATATATATCCGGTGGTACATCTCTTCTCCCTTGTCGTTCAGAACGGGACGAGGCGCCATCACCACGTCACCCTTGCGGTTAGTGATATATCTCCCTTCATCGTCTGTCAGCGGCGTGGGCTCGGTTATCTTCTCGATTTTAGATATTTTCAAAAAATACTTCGCGACGGCGTTTCCCAGCGCTTGCGGCGTCTTAAAAATCTTATTCCCCCGCCCTCTCGGCATTTTCCCCATCCTTTCTTGTCCTTTTTTTTCCCACAAAAAAGAGAACCGCCCCTGGGCTTTTTCTTTTCGCCCGGGAACGATTCTCTCCCCGCCTGTGCTTTATACGTCTTTTTACGATACCATTATATCAAACTTAAATGTGGAAAAAAATGGCTATTTTCCCCACACGTAAATATGTATCGCGCGCGCGCGCGCGCTTGCCGCGTTACCCTTTTTTAGCTCTATTCCCCCTGACTTAAGGGGGAATATTTTCTGTTTTTTCTCATATTCATCACTTTGCACAAAAAATATTATAATCTTTGGTTATTCTGCATATTGACAGCGTAGCTACATCGTGTTATAATGTAGTCACAAGATAAAGAGACCCAATCGGTACCCGGCGCCACCAAGTCCGGGAGAAAAGGAGTATGAAAATGAAAACCTATGCAGTCATTCGGGAAAATCGTTACAGCGAGAGCGAGCTTTTTTTGTTCGCAACTAAGAAGGAGGCGCTTGCGTGGGCAGCAGATTACTGGGAAAGCGTTGAAAAACGTATATACGGCAGCAATGATCGAGAGCTGCGCGAAAACTTAAAAGCCTTCTTCGTGTGTAAAGTTGCATTCAAAGCCCCAGCGTTCGGCGCGGATGGAGAGAATTATAGCAACGTCGATTGGAACTCCGTTGAGATCGTAAAGCCGTATATGAAGCCGCCGTCCGACGATGCAGATGAGGCGTTGTTCGCCTTGCGTGAGGCCATTGAATACGTGGGCGATGCGGCATCCTGGAACATGTACAACGAAGACGACCAATTGTGGGGGATTATCAATACATCCTCAGATTGCGGCGACAATGAGCTCATGGAAGCGCTTCATGAGGCCGGACTGCCGCCTCTCGAATGGGAGTGCGACATGAAGGACTACTGGACACGATCTACCGTAGAGTTCGACTTCCTTGAAGACCCCGACGGGGAGTGGAGCGACATTGACCGGAGCGACCTGGAACAGGTCGAGGCGCGCGATATAGCGATGGAGGACGCTAAGTTAAATGCCCTTAACGACTTAGATGACCTTATGAGAAAGTGGAGGGCTGCCGCCATTAACTACCTGCGTGGTATTGACAACGAGTTCAGAACTTTTTATGGTGATTAATATGGATAAGACGCTGCGCGAGATCGCCGAATCCCAACACCGGAGCATGTCTAACCTTATCGAACTGGCAGAGGTAAATCCGGGCAAAAAATAAAATTCTAAAAAGGAGAAAAGAAAAATGAAAAAAGATTACTTAAGCTTTTTCCCGCCGATAAGCATCGGCAACAGCGATGTCGCGAGCCTGGTGTTCAGAACGCTAACACCTGCTGGCGAGCAAGTCGTAGAACTCGTCCACTTCGACACGGACGGCAGCTACAAAGCATGGGAGTGCTTCGAGGACGACGACCTTGAGATCCCCGAATACTTCGAAAAGGTCTTATCTGGCCGCCACTGGCTGATGATATACGATGATGAAGGTCTTGCGTACAAGCGTCATCCCGATGAGCTAACCGCGGTTGACGTATACAGGCTCGCTGATCGTGAGTGCGTCATCCATTGGCACCGTGCGGAGAATCCCAATGACAAATAACATCAAATCAGAAGTTCTCCGGTTCCGGCTGTCCCCGGAGCTGAAAGAAGACTTGCGATCCATCGCGAAGGCGGAGCATCGGACGATGTCAAACCTGCTCGAAATCATCGTCCGGAGGTACGTGGACGAGCACAAGAAGGACAGCGCCGAGGGCTAACCCCCTCGGTTTTGTTTCTGTCACCGTATCCCCATAATTTTCCCCACCTCAAGCTGCGCTTGCCGGTGGAGCCGGTACACATATCGCGTGTCGTAGTGGAGCCTCTGAGCTATAGCCGCCCATGGGCAGTATTCGAGATAGCGGAGCTCCAGCAGGATCCGGAGGCGGTCGTCAGGCACCCGCTTTATAAGCTTCTCTATCCTGTCCCGCTCCCGTGTAAGCGCTTTCACGGATACGTTTATTGATTTTTCTTTTTTTATGATTCTGTCGACAGACGTATCATGCCCGCCTGCGGTGGAGCCTTTAACTTTTACCTCGTCCGTCTGGCTCCCGACATACTCGGCCAGGCTCCGCAGTTCTTCCAGTTGATTGGTTTTTGTTTTGACCTCCTGATCCAGCCAGTAGACTTTATTCAGCACCGTTTTTACTTCCGCTATAACGCGGTCCTCGTTCTTCCTGTTCGATATCTTTTTAACCACGCTTTTCTCCTCCACGTATCTCTGTAAGCGCGCACTTTATATGTGCCATTCTCTGACGTGCGCATTATTGTGGTGCGCACTATGTATGTGCCATTCTCTGACGTGCGCTATAATCTCATCGCAAGTCGCTCGGATTTCCTTAATCGCCCTCAAGCGTAGGCGTCTCCTCTTTCTTCCTCCGTTTCTTCGGGATGTACTTGATATATTGAGCCGTGTTCGCGAAGCCTTCAACGTCCGGCACATACGCGGATTTATATATAAGCTTGCTCCCCGCCGGCGCTCTAAGCTCCCGGCGCACCTCGTCTACGGTCTCACGGATATGAGGTTTCAGGAGATTCCGGGAAGCTGTATGTTTCTTTGCGTCTTTAACTTTTGGAGCCTGCGCGGCGAAATATTCCGCTATGGGCGTATAATCCTCCTGACCCCTGAGCGGAGTAAGATTGCAGATCCCATATTCCCACAGAGCGCTCATCGCGCCAACGCACTCCTTCGGCATAAGTAAATGGTGGTGTACTCTCACGCTGTCCCCGGTGTCCGGGTTCTTCTGAGAGGTCATGCAGATATAAGCAAGAGATATTTCCTCACGTTTGAGAATGTCCCTTGCTTTTCTTATGATTTTTTCAACGCACGATTTCGCCGCCTGGTATATGGCGGCTTCCAGTTCCTCCGCGTCGTCACCGGCGCATGTCTCTATCAGTTCCGCGTATGCTTCATCGCAGTATTCCAGCGTCACGAGGAAATCACCCTTGCCAAAATTGCAGTTGATGCTCCGGGCAAGCCGCTTCACGTAATCTCTGTCGTTGGCGTCCTGCTTCCGCTCAGTAGTCGCCGCCTTTCGCCCGCTTCTTGGCTTCACGTTGCTCGGCACATAAAAGCGCGACTTCTCTATTACCTTTCGGCCGTCAGGCTTGACACATGTATATATCCTCGTCATCCACATTTCCTCTCCTCCGGCGGTGTGCCTCCTCAACGCTCCCCATCAGGGGATCGGAGGCGCCCCTCCTTCTCCTTCGTTCTAAACTTAGGCTTTTATCTCGCCCACAAGAACGCGCGCGCGCGTCCGAATTATGGTATGAGATCGATAACTCGAATCGGGGATATATGATATATGTATATATCCCCCAGTCCAATCATCGCCCCTTAATTGCCATATTTTGCCATTCTGCCGATTACTTTTCTGGAGTAGGCAGAGGAAGTATACCCATCCCGGATCATACGCCGAAGATCCCCCTCTCCGCCGTTATACGCCATCAGCGCGTAATTATAGTCTTCCCCTTCGGCGTATGCCTGCACAAGCCCCGCCAGCACGTAGGCGCCGGCGTATATATTGTCGGATATATCGCAAAAATCAAGCTCCCTGCCGAATTCCTTTCGAAGCCACCTGTGATTTACCTTGTGGATCTGCATAAGCCCATAACAGCCGCCGTTGCGAGCGTTCTTTTTGAAGCCCGATTCCGTTTCGATTACAGCGAGCACCAGCTCCATGGGCACAGAGTACCGAGCGGAAGCGCCCTCGGCAGCCTCAATTATCTCCGCTATCTCCTCCTCATCATCGTTATATAAGGATATATGCTCAATAATATCGGGGCTTATCCATTCTCTGGCAGGAATATCAACCGTTCCCCGGGAGGACTCCAGCGCCCTCCCGGCAGAACACATCCCGAACAGGAACGCCGCCACTCCGAGGAGGATAAGCATTCCCGCTGTTTTTATCGTTTCTTTCTTCTTCATTATCTAACCTTTCCGTCCTCCGAACATAGCCAGCGGCTCGAAGCCGACAGAATCGCAGTACCAAGCCTGCCGAAGTTCTCCGCTCTCGCTGGGGACCGTTATTATGAGCACATCAGAAACCGACAGGCTCCGGCAGAAGTAATCCCTCGGCCGGAGATTATCCTTATTGAGCGTCCAGTATATATCCTCGCAGGCTTCTTTCCACGCCTCCGGATCCTCCTAGTTCTGCCCTCTCGCCGTCTCCAGTTCACCGCTGTATACTTTCTCATAGATGTCATAGGCAACCTTTAGCTTCTTTTCAAGAAGCGCGTCAAATGACATAAACCGGCGGTATATGTGCTCCGGCTGCAGCATATATACTTCATATGATATTTTCATTTTACCGTCTCCGTATCATTTCCTCCTTTTATCGGTGTGCGTCTCATTATTTTGTTCAAGATGCGCGCAAGGATGCCTTGACGCGCCTTGTTCGATATATGCGTTGGCTTATAGTGTCGGCGCATTGAGGTTCCATAAAGCGCCCGTTTATACTTCTCCGAGCGGTGCGACCGCTTCATGTAATTAGCTCGACTACTCATGTTCACTTCTTCCTTTTGTCTTCGCGCCTATTCTCCCATAAGCGCTATTTTGAGTCTGTTAGCATCGTTGCGGTTAGCCTCGGTTACTTTATGAAGATTTTTAACTTTGTCTATTAGGAGATCCCCAGACCCTTCCATTTCGTAAGGGTCTTCTAATATTCCAAGCGAGTTGAGCATATTGGCGAGCATATAACTCGTGTTAATTGCCATTTCGAGGCTTGTTATTACATACCCTATCAACGGCATATCAGGTGTCTCCGGGCATGTGGGGTTAGGGCCTTCTTTTATAATGCTAAATTTTTTGTCAGTCATTTGTATTTCCTCCTTATTCATTCTTTGTACATCCGCTTTCTGAAATTGTCTGCATATGGGCACGTATACCAATGCGGTACATATCCTGTCCCCGTCGCGCTGTTCGGGTCGTCTGTGTATTCGCAGGATAACACCTCTCCGTTCGGCGTGACTATTCTCTGTTTTCCGCCTTTGGCCTTCTGAATATAGTATGTCACCTTGGCGTCGCACGGCATTGATTTGCCTTTTGCCGTCTTTATCCATATAATGTCTGCTTCACATCTTTTACACTTTGGCATTCCGCTTTCCTCCTCAATCCTGCTTTGGCGTTAATCATACGATATACCGATGTAGAGACCGCCTCAGGTGTCACCTCTAATGCTTCCGCCACGTCTTCCACTGCCCGGGCAATCGTTACAAGAGCGTCGTACGCGTCCATTTTCCGCCCGCCAGCGGCGGGGATTGGTTTGATTTCTGCCTTAAGTTTCTCTTCGCATTTTTGGGGCTTTAGCTCTTCGCAGCCTGCCGGGATGGTCTTGCCCTCAGTCTCTTGCGCCTTTCTTTCCTTTTGCTTCATATATGATTCTCTTTTTTTCGCTCTTGCGCATTCAGGACAATAATAAGATTTCGTTTTTCTCATCCATTGCGCGAATTCTTTCCCGCAGGCTTTGCATATATCGAGCGCCTTCGCGGCAGCGTTTATTTCGGTTCTCGCACCCGGCGAATCTCCTATAATATAATTGACTATTTCGTCCATCTCTTTCTCATCATCGTAATTCATATTTCCCGCTCCTTTCAGTTTGTCTGTATTCTCTTTCTCGCTCTATTTCCTTATCGTAGCACTCGTGGCAGACCGCATAGCCCAACCCCCAGGGGTCATGTATTTCTTTAGAAGTGAAGCCGTCTCCATATTGCATTTTTATGCCGCAATTAGCGCAATTTACGACGGTATCCATTTCAAGACATAACAATGGCACGTTCCATTCTTCCGGCGCTTGGAAAAGCTCATATGCCTGAGTGTTATAATTCCACCGGGATAATATGCTTTTCATTTTTATCTTTTCCTGATTTACGCTTTCGCAGAGAATTTTATTGAGATAAAGATTCAACACCGCGGACTATGTGAACCCTTTGATATGTTCTCCGTCTTCGACGCAGAACACCGCGTTTCCGTAGATAACGTCAAATCCCAGCATGCCGCATATTGTCGTTGCCAGCATATTCGGTTTAAGGTCAAGGAGCTTTCCCTCCCCGTTGACAATGCATAACGTATTAAGTCTCGGGGATCGTATAGTCTCGATATATCCACCGACTAATTGCTTTAGGTGCTCCAGTTGTTTTTCTTCCTCTTCCGGCAGCTCCCTGATCAGGATCTCCATGTCAGGCGTCACCGTCACCGTATATGTTTTATCCATAATATTCCGCTCCTTTCACTATATTATTCTTATACCCGCTTCTTCCTCAAGCGTGTGTTTCAGATCATCATATGTAATATATCCCTTCGCGATACTGTCGCATAAATCAATTATCTGCTCATATAGCCGCTGCAGCCTCACAGATCCCTAGCCGTGCTTGTCACGCATGACCGTAAGCATTATAGCGAACGCGATTCCGGAAGCTTCACGCCTCGCTCTTTTGTACGCCAGGTCAATCTCTTTATATGGCACCAGCCTGTTGGGGTTCTCTTTCCTGCTCATCTCCGCCGAAGCCTCGCTTTGCGTTTGCTCCGCTCTTTTTCCAGGCACTCAGCGCAGATTTCCCGCCTCATCAGTCTGTTGTCAGATTCCCGGAGCCGGTCCGCTTCTTTCCCGCAGACTTTGCAGACGATACGCAGGCTTATTTCCCGCTTCTGCTCCGCGGCGTCGCGCCATCGTGCCGCTCTGCAGTCGCGGCAATACTGCGCGCGTCCGAAGCTGCCGTCTTTTCTGGTTGTCTGCTCAAACTCCCCGCCGCACAGCTTACAGATGCCAATCCCCTCGGCAGGCTTCTGAACCGCCTCTTTCGGAGGCTTCCATTCTTTTATAAGACCGTTAGCGACTGCGGCTTCATACTTCCCGTAGCTCATTCCGGCACGTTTCGCCAAATAACTTATCCTGTTCAGCTCCGGCAGTTTCGCGATTTCCTTATCCGTCAGCGTGTTTTTAGCCACATATTTTCACTCCCACAAATCAAATACGAATATCTTGATTGCCACACCGGCCCAATATATCATGATCACATCCCAGGGCGCCGCGCCATGCGCAGCCACATATGCCGCCGCATACCCCGCCAGGCACCCCAGCGCCGTCACCGTCAATGTTTTCACGCGTTTCATGTGTTTACCCATGTGATATAAATTACGCCTCCTTCCACAGTTATTCGGCCTGTTCGTCGTCATTTTTCTCCTTTGCGAATATCTCTAAGTCTCTCAGCGCGCTGTCAATGGCATAGAATTCATCCTTTAACTCGTCCCATCTGTTCAGGAGCCTTATACGTTCCGCGTCCATGCTTTTGAGTTCATCTTCTATGCAAGCACGTCTCTCTTTCAGAATGTTTATCGTTTCATTCAAAGTAGCCATTTTCCCCCTCCTCATCCATCATGTATATATCCTCGTCCTCTTCCGCCTTATCCTGTGGGAAATCTCCCACGTCTTTTAGCCATTGGCGGAACTTTTTTTCATATATCTCGTAGACAACGCTCGTCCCCATGTCTACCGAGATGCCGAAGGGGTACTTGCCCTGGTCTATGCCTCTCCGTATCCTTACAGGCGTAGTCTTTACGCCCAATCCCCGGAGCGTCTTATATACCTCCTCAACGGTCATTGTCTTTAGCATTTTTGCCTCCTCTCAAACTCCGGCAGTATATCCTCCCCGTCTGTTTCCCAGTCTCTGTTCTTCGCGTTGGGTCCCCAGGGGATTTCAAAGCCTCGCCGGCTGTCAACGTTTTTTCTCCTGACGCTGATTATCTTAACCTCGTCCTCCCGGACGTCCCAGCGCTTCACGGCGCCCGCTATAGCCTGACGTTCATCAAACGCCATTTCAATGGCTATATGCCTGTTCCATTCTCCGCCGAGGCACTGCACCATATATTCATTTCTCGCCATCGCCGCTCCTTTTCTTTTTCGCGCAGTCCGGACAAACGTATGTGGGGAACCCATTATATTCTACGTCTATTTTAGCCTTCGACACGTTCCACCACCGCCCGCATACGCAGCACTCCGCGTATCTCAACCCGGCCTTCCCAGGTGGACGCTGAGGGGCTTTCTTATTCTTCATACTCCCGGCCGTCCCTCATCATGATGTATAGCCGCTCCCATATTCTCTTCACCTGAGGGCATATTTCCGGAAGATCCTCGCAGACGAACTCCCCGAGCGCCAGTATCGCGAGAAATGCCAGAGTGAACTTGAATAGTATTTCCATTTTTATTCTCCTTTCCTTTTTTCCCGTAGCCTTCCCCACGGCGTGGGAAGGTGGGCTTGCGTTTTGGAAAGATATATGCTATAATATTTATGGTTCCGAGCATATATCCATATCCCGCGTGGCCGTACTGATTGCCGTCAGTGCGGCCTTTTTTTCATCCTCCGCAGCCATAGCGGAGCGTATCGTTTCAGTCCCGCTTCTCGTACAATTTCAATGTATCTTAAAATCATCTCCTCCCTTTGATATCCGTATGACCATGCATCATTATAACCTATTATTTTATGTTTGTCAACGCATTTTGCAAAAATATTTTTTTCTGTTGTGTTGACAATCACATAATGTATGATATACTTATAGTTAAAGGGGGGATTTGTTTGTATAATCGTATTAAAGTAGTCCGTAAACACGTAAAAAAGACACAAAAGGAGTTCGGTGAAAGTCTCGGAATGAGCCGCGATGTTTATGCGAACATAGAATATGGTCGCGTTGAGCCATCAAAAACATTTATTCAATTGCTTTGTTCAACATATAATATTAGTGAAGAATGGCTTTTGACTGGTATAGGTGAAATGTTCGCCGATAGTGATAGTATTATTGTTTCTCAGCTTGCAAAACAATATAATCTTGATGAATTCGGTATAAAGTTTATCGAATCTTATATGTCTCTTCCAAAGTCACATCGTGATATAATCAAAAACTTCGCCAAGTCGTTATTGGAGGCGGAAGACAATACCGCTGTGCCGAAAGTCACGATAGACGGAAACACGATAGACGATCCGGAGATTGCCTCTGAATTGTCAGCTATCGCCTGGGAGTATGAACAAGAAAAAAAAGCAACGGGAAAATCATCGGATTCAACCTCGGTAAAAGACGCTTAAAAAAAAAGCCCCACGGATATCTCCGTAGGGCTGTAAGTTTTTTGTATACTATGCGCAAAAAAATATAGGAGGAATAATTATGTCCCTGTTGCATTCTATCAAAAATACACATCAATATTTTTTGAACTATAATAGCCGTAAAATATAGTTTTATGGCTATTTTCTTTTATTTTTATAACTTCCAAGAACGCTTCATTTCCAGCGTTACTCTCGTGTTTCCAACGCGCCTATTCCTCCGCGTCCCTGATCTCTATAAGGATATCCGCCACACGCTCGCACATTATGGCGGCTTCCTCTCTCGTGACGTAGTCTCTCGGTCTCGTGCCGTCCGTTATCCCGAGCTCTTTTGCGAGCGCGAGCTCTTTTTCAGCCCATTTAGAGGTTGGCAGCTTCCCGCGCTCCTTGATGTAACGCTCCATGTATTCTACAAATCTTTCATATGTCATAGTCTCTGTCTCCCATGTCTCGATAAATTTATCGGGGCTGCCGTATTTTTGAAGCAGCCACCTGCAGCTCTGGTTCGGCATATACTTCTGCAACTCGAAGTGCGGTTTGTCAACGAACGTGCGGAAGTCGCCGCCCCAGAACAAGCCGAACGATTTGCCTATCTGCCCTACACGATAGAAGAAGTTGTCGCTGTCGTCATACTCTTTGCCTCTCACGTTACGGCAGAAATCAAACGCCACGCCCCAGCAGTGAGGGCTCTGCGGGTATCCCGCGCGCGTAACTATATTCCCCGGCATCGTGCGCCCCTTGGCGTACAGCGCCTCCTGCTCGGCTTCCGTCCGGAATGTTTCGGTTATAAGGACGTTCAGATTGGCGGACTTGCACATATCGAGAAATTCAGGGATAATCGCCTTTAGCTCCGGGTGGAGCTTTGTTATGTCTCTACCCATAATCTTATTCCTCTTGCTTAAAGGGGATTATTCCCCTCATCATCTTTTGATGGGAGCGTGTCAGGCTTTTCGCCCTCGTCGCTTTTCTTTTTTAGTTCATCCAATGCTTTCTTTAGGAACGGAGGATATGGAACCCCCATATTGCCGACGTTTTCGAGTATTGATATTCCCTCGTTTGCGACGAAGTAGAGTATCACAACATCACGGACGAAATGCGTATGCAGTGCGAAATCAAGCTGCGCGGCGACAAGCACCACAAGCAGGATCGCCCCTTTGCGCAATAATCCGTAAAGGCATACCTTGCTCGAAGCGCCGCCGCTCGGCGTCTTTGGCGACTTCTTGAACACGAACGCCAGCACAAGCCCCGTGATATAATCCACCGTCATGAAGATTATGAGGGTAAGCATGGCGTCCGACCAACCGCCGTAGAAATTGATTATAGCCGAGCCTATGGTAGCGAGCGACGCGAGAATTACATCTTTGAAAAGTTTCCAGTTCATTTTCCGTTCCTTCTTTCTATCATCATTCAATGAGTGTCCAGTCTTGTGGACGCACCGCGGGAGAATATGCGTTATTGTCAATGTTGCTTTC